CGCAGCCGAGAGGGTCCGTAAAGGACTGACACAGTTTTAAGAATGTCTGTTCATCCCGTTTGTAGAGGAGAGTTGATCTCGCTCTTCTATTAAGGATGGAATATCTGATATTCTTGGGACTAAATTATCGGTCTGGGTTAGTTTTCCCCAGGCTGGGCCAATGTGTCTTGGCAAAATCGAACTTGCAGAAATAAATATCCACATGTCCGTCTTGACTTAGGCAATGATGCCTATGATAGACTTGGCCAATTAGTGGATCTAGAAGGTCTTCTATTCAAGATGGAGGACCTCTCTAGATTTCGCAAGCAAAACCTATTCTTGAGGAAGTTCTTAGAACTTCGCCCAGGTCTCACTTACGTGTCCCTTCGTGGATACACACTAATAGTGGGTACCGATTTTGGGCCCGATAAGGTGTTAAAGGGAGTTTCTTTCCCTTCGGACTGGTCGCAGAAGGATATCAAACGTTTACGTAGTGATATCCGTGATTTTGCAATAAGCCAGACTAATTCTCAGAGAATCAGGACAGTTTCCTGTCTTCTTTCTTTGGGGATTTCCCCCGAAAGAATCTTCGGCGTTACAATTGACGGCCACACCTTTTATCGGGTCTGTGATCCCGTGCGTTTTAACCACGCACTGGGGTTAGCTGATGCTGTTGATTTGGCGATGTTGAACCTCAATGTTCGGATACGTTTTCGGACAAAGACATCCATTCCCGCCTATCGACAGCTTGATTTCTACCATGGAATGTCACGTGTGACTTCTTATAGTCTGAAACGGAAAGCCGTATGTCGATCATCTCGACACAATAAGTACCTTCTCCTACTTCATTACCTCCGGAAATTTCCGAGAGGTCATGAGGAGAAGGCTTATGTTAAGATGATCAAACTCTTGCTGGCAGGAGAGTTCTCGAAACAAATGGATCAAGAACTACCCACCGGCTATGAGGATATAGGCTTCCGTATCTTCCCACCTGAAGCTCAACGACGACTTGACAATGCCCTTCTCAATAAGAGAGAGAGGGCTAGGTTCTATTTCAACATTCTTCAAAGCAAGGCTCTTTGTCATCCTGTAGGGGATGACATGATCGACGAAGCTTATCAAAAGCATCATGATTCGATCTGTCGCCCTGAGGAAGAGACTATTCCCCGCGATCCGGAGATTGCGGATAAGCTTTTCCGATTAGGACAAGATTTTGGGAGGAAGATGGTCTCAAATGGGTTCTTTGACCCCTTGACTACGACACTTCCCAACACCAAGGCCTGCATCGAAGAAAGTAGGAGGAATGAGAAGAACCCAAATAATGCTGGAAATCTCGGGAGCCTTTTAAAGAAGGCTGGACGAGTTGTACAGTATACGGGTAATTCATTCCTTTCAGGTTCCCGTGATGGAACCCGATTTGAACCTATAGTGATTGGCTTATTCGGTCCCCCAGGATGTGGAAAATCCACTGCTCTTAAGCATTTGATTTCCTACTTGGGAGAATTCTTCCCGGAGACTTCGCTGGAGAAGCGCGTTTTTACGCGCTCTCAGAATAGCGAATTCTGGGATGGGTATAGTAATCAGCCAATCGTCGTCTACGATGATTTTGGGCAAGACCGAGTGACCCTCGCTGATGTACGAGAGTTCCCAAATATTGTTTCCGTAAATCCCTACCAATTAAACATGGCGGAGTTAAAGGATAAAGGGAAGGTGTTTTTCACCTCCCCAATAATCCTGCTTACTTCGAACTGTCAATATGGGTCCCAGTTCAGGGACCCAACTGGTAAGGTTGTAGTGGAAGATTCATGGGCGGTTTGGCGAAGAGTACACATCCCTCTTTATTTAGAGGAAGGTAGGCTCTTTCCTTACCGTCTTGATCCTTCCGATTTCAACGTGGAATCATGGCAAGCAAAATACAGGACTCGTTTTTCAACGATTAAACAGGTCTTAACCCGCGAGTTTTACCCCATTGACCCAGAAAAGATTTCCTTAGGAGAACCAATTTCCTTCAATCAGTTACTGCGTGATTCACGCAACTTACTGGAGAAGAGAATGGCCTTCCATGAGAAGAATCTAACGGGTGTTTGGACTCAAATCATCTCGCGGCAACGGGTAGAAATCATTGAGGATGGAATAATTGTGGAGCCTAATGTGACTCCAATTAAATTTCCAATTGATAATCGTGATCATACTTTAGCGCTACAGTTTCCCTGTTCCCCTCCTATGGAGAGGCCTAAGGTGAAGCCAGTAGCTCTTTCTGAGCCTCTAAAGGTTCGAATGATCACTGCAGCTCAGTCTGATACCAAGTGCCTACAACCCTTGCAAAGGGGTATGTGGCGTACCTTGGGCCTGTTTCCTGAAATGTGCCTTACTGATGGTGTCAAGGAACTGGTCTCATTTTCTGATGAGACGTTACCTTGGATTTACCGGATAGAAAAGGTCATACAACGGATACGGGACTCTAATCCCGATGACTATCTTTGGTTGTCAGGGGATTATACTGCAGCGACAGACAATATTCCGATGTGGGTGACAGAAAGCTTACTAGAAGGAATTCTTACACAAGTTGACCATGAGCCTACTAAACAGTGGGCTCGCTGGGAGATTTCACCCCATGAGGTCCTTTATAAGGACAAGCATGGTGGTACTTCTCTGCAGACTAGTGGACAACTCATGGGAAGTCTTCTTTCTTTTCCTCTTCTCTGCCTCGCAAACTACTTTACCCTAATTCACTCAGGTTTTGGCTCTCGCCAATTCCTTGTGAATGGAGATGATGTAGTTGCTCGGGGTACCCCCGAGCAAATCGAGGCTTGGAGGAGCTTTGCCCCCAAGATCGGATTGTCTCTCTCAATTGGAAAGAACTTTATAGATCCGGATTTTTGTACAATTAACTCGCAGCTCTTCTTCAATGGAGAGGTGCAACACACCGGAAAGGTATCCTGTCAACAACGACACGGTACTACCCTCGGCTACTGCTTCCAGGAAGCCCAATTTTACTGGGGGCCACAAGAGTTTATAAAGGCGGAATTCGTGCGGAGGAACCTGCACGAACTTCGGAAAACTCCTCGTTCACTGGACCTACCAGTCTCCCTTGGGGGACTGGGGCTCTATGAAACTATGGAGAAAACCAACCGTCGGTACAATATGGGACTCTTTAAAAGAGTCTACTTTTATGATCTATTAAGAAAATTTATCCATCCTCTTCACTTCGGAATTAAGGGGTCTAGAGGTTCGGAATATGCTGTTTTACGAATTCCTACAGTTCACGGTACTGTTTCTAAAGTGCTGAGAAAGAATGACGTTGATAAGACATCAGTTTCTCTCGAGCGCTTAAAGTCACTCTCCTGTGAACTACCTAAGGAATCGTTTCCTGCAGATCCGACCTTTCACGACTTAGAACGATTCTGGAACAAGCTACTGAAGATTGAAGAACTCCGGTTCTTCAAAGAGGTCTGTCAGAACCCGGCTTATGATATCCGGGACTTTCCACCTCTTACGGTGTTCTCTGAAAAGTGCTTATTGGTTCGAAAGGACCGCGCCAACGAGATACAAAGGAGCATTTGCTCTTCTTTCTCGAGGCTGTGGCTTGACGACTTTTCCGCTTTAAAGGCAATGGATGACTTTCTCGACTTTGACGTCGAGGATTGTCAGATTGCCGAGTTTAATCAGAGAATCAAGTTCCAGGAAGTTGTCCTTCCAGAATTACGGGTTATGAGTCCACAGTTGGACAATGGACCGGTAACTCTTGAGTTTGAACCCCTTCCTCCGCAAGGTGACGTTTGCATCCGGCGGGATGAGCTCTTAGCTCTCCCCTGCCGAGGCTTCCAAGCACCTGCGGATGGGGGGATGCCCCAACTACCCGAAGTATTTCAAAAATTACAGCTAACCTCAATGATCGAATTAAACTTCCGATCAGGGATTTATGGGAAGGATCCAGAAGAATCATGTATTGAGACTTTCACTGACCGTGTTCCTCATCCTTTTATGGATAAGTTACATGCCAACGATAACTCCATGACACTTCTAAAGATCTAGGATCCTTCCAAGTTCTATTGTTTACACACAACTGGATTTTATCCGTTTGTCGTGTACACAAGAATCCTCAAGGGACTCCTATGAACCAGACTACGGTTGGTGGCGACGGAGCCCAGTCCTTATGAACCAGACTACGGTCGGTGGCGACGGGACGGAATAGGATAGCGAGGAGAGGGCCAAGAGGTTATATGAGACGATGCCTCAAGTTAGGTAACTAACTAATAATGTTTCCTGACGTCTCTCCCTACGTTGAGACAAAACCTGAGTGGTTTCGGGCAACTGGTTCCTAGTGTTCGGTGCGAGGATTATCCGGGCAACAAACTGTGTCAACTTGTCGCATGACTTTGGCAGCAGGTGAGCCTGGGTAATTATCCCTTGCTAAACCTTTGAACCTTTAATCGGACGATATGTATGTCTGGTGGTATCCTTAAGTGGGCTACACATGTAAGACATATCCGACGAGCTCGATTCTACGAGAGATCAGCGTAGAATTAAGGGAGCGGTGGTTCCGCT